CCTGATTCAGGATCACATCCCACCCCCAACTTGTGGTCCTGGTCTTTCTTTCTGCACTGACAAAAATGCCCGCATTTATGACTATGAATTACGTCTTCGGGGCCAGTCTCTTATGCGTGGGAGCAAGCGTGCTCTTAGCGAAAAAGACTTACGCCGTATGCTTGAAAACGTCTATCCAGAGCAGATCGAGGAGTTGCACGTCATCAAGTGCTATAAAAAGCCTTGAAAGGCGCAGGCAGCTTCCCATATGAACCGTGAGGAGAAGCGAAAGGTAGAACGTTTGATACGCCTTCTTTCGGTTGAATTTCCCAATCTCCTGCCTTATCAAATCGCCCTCACAGTGCAGGTACAGCTTGGCGTTCAGCTAACCGGCTTGCGCGTCAAGCACTTCTTAGAGGGCAAACCTCTTTAATTCGCGAGCTTCATCCTTGACCTCTAGCTACGATCAAGACATGCCCAGGGATGAGTCCATGGCTGTCGATACACAGTTCATGTTTACCGAAGGGCATATTCGCCTCCTCATTTGGATGTGCGATACCCAACAGGATTACTTAGAAGCAGCTTGCGACGACATCTTTAAGCAAGGGGACTGTCCCAGCGATACCCTCATGAATTGCCGAGAAGGTGTTGCGGAACTCAAGATATGGGCTCATCGTCTACTTGATTCTCTTGAAGAAGAAGAAGAGTATGAGTTAGATGATGAAGAAGAGATAGACGAGGATGAAGAACTTGAAGACGACAGCGTCTATTGCGGGCCTGACGACATTGAGTCTTTACGAGAGGCTCTACAGATCAAATGGCGCGTGCATAGAGGTTCTAAAGGATCAGAGCAACAAAACCCTATACAGAAGTTGCGCTCTTGGCTACGCTCGTTACTCGACTGATATTTTAGAGGCAGAAAAATATATTGAACACTTTAATGTCCAAAGTCGCGAGCGTGCATAAAGCTTGCGGCTTCGTTCATAAAGTACATGACTTTTCTGCGTTCTAAGAAATAAAGCTCAACCAAGTAATCTGACGCTTTTTTAAGGGAGTCAATATCTTTTTCTACAATGCATTTCTGCAGCAAAGCTTTCATTTTTTCTTTTTGAAACAAGGCCTCAGTTGGCAGCTCGGGAATCGTACCACTCTCTTCTTGCATTTTCAGCAGCCTCCAAAGCTTGGCTTTCCGTGGTGAACCGGGTTAATAAATAGTTTACAACTCCTTCCGTAATATACCACCCTTTGAAGTAGCCACCATCATAGTTTACCAACATTGCACCTGCATCATTGTGCTTGGTAGTAGGAGGATTCATCTGAAAACTTAGCCTTTCCGCGTCTTTTATTTTGCGTACAATTTGTTTAGATGCAACCTTCGCTTGTCCTCCTACGTCGACGGCATCTACTTGATCGGACGGAAGGAGTCCAAAAGGCGTTTTCGCTCTAGCATCTATACCGCTTGGGGCGGAAAATGTGCGTACTGTGGGCAGCCCGCTAGATCCCTCGATCATGTCTTGCCAAGACATAAAGGCGGTATAACGGTTATTGAGAATCTAATACCTGCCTGCTTATCATGCAATGGTCATAAGGGGTCCAGCAATTGGGTGGCTTGGTACAGAGAGCAGACTTTTTATAGCATCGAACGCGAAACGCTTGTTTGGCTTTGGATTGGCCAGAATTTAGGGCATGACTCTAGTCATTTTCAACGCGCATTCTTTGGCATTTTCTCTGCAATAGAACAGCTTGACCTCTTCGCTAGATACACAGAGATAGACAATGCGGCCCTCTGCGATTGATTTTTTAACCGATACATCATTCAATTTTTTCATCTGCGCTAGGCATTACGGAGCCATGCCCGTTATAGCGTCCCGTGACCGCATAGCTAATTGTTGGAACGTTATTCATCTTAAAAAACACTAACTGCCCAATCTTTAAATTTGGGTATAAATGTAAACCGTGATACCGGCGTTGATTTTTCAGCTCCAGCGTTAATTTAGAATTATTGAATCCTGGATCAATCCACCCCGCGAGTGCGTGAGTAAAGCCTTCTCTTGCACGGCTTGACTTCAAAACAAACTGAGACGAAATGTCATCAGGCAAATTAAACGTTTCAATCGTTTCGGCCAGCACAAACTCGCCAGGAGTAAGGAGGTAAGGATCTTCTTCCGTTCGGTCAGAGATGTCTATGGTTATCAGGCTTCTCCTGTCGGAAACCTCAATCATGAGTCTGTTGCCCAAGCGAACGTCCAAGCTTGCTGGATTTAAGAGTTCAGGTGAAAACGGCCATATCATTTGATGGCTGTCGCAAAGAGACCGAATCTCCCAGTCACAAAGTACGCTCATTCTGTAATGTACTGCTCGGTTTTCTTGTAGTAATAAATCCTATCATCTATGCCGTTGTACCCACCGTTCAGGCGACGGGTGCAGTCATAAATGTCGCCTTTATCGCAAAGCGATGCCCAGTCATTTTCTTCAATCCAGCAGACAGCGCACAGGAAAGGATATTTTGTTACTACATAATCAGTCCCCTCCATAATGCGATCATCACGCATCCCATTGTTTTCCATCCATTTCGCGAATCGCGTAAAGTTATATTTACCTGTTAGCTGAATGACTCCGCATCCCCGATACCTATACCCGTCGTCCGCCCCATTCCCTAAATCTTCTCGATTGTTATACATTCTTGCAAAATAGTTGCGATCTCCAATCTCCGTCATATACCGATAGCCAGCAGTCTCGTGGCATGTTTGAGCCACAAGCATTCGCCGTTGCTTCAAACTCGTCATCCCTGTCGCTCTGATTAAACGACTAAGGTCATTCATAAAGGCGTCGTCAAACAACGCTTCGTTGTGCCCCGATACCTGCGCGATCTGCCTTCGGGTGACAGACCAGACAAGGTTTTTTTCTTCAATGGAATGAGTCCAAGTCTGATACCAATCCCTGTCTCTATCAAAAGCTGTAGGGTCTGCTTTCAATAACTGCTGCTCTAAAGCAACTAAGGCAGCCATTTGGTGTGGCTTCTGCTGGTAATACTTGAAAAGGTCAAGCAGCCGGATCGGGGTCATCGTCATGATGTGGTGATTGGATTCTGATAAACCCGCCAAGTGGGGTCTCGCCTTTCTCTTTTTCTGTAACCTGAGGCTTGCGTTTTTGACGTTCTAGCTCAAGGTCAATAACTTCTGCAGCTTCGTCAATGGCATGGTCTAACCTTTGAGGCAAAACCGCGTAAAACTTTCGCGCTTCAATAGCACGTCGCATGCGCTCGCCATTTGTTCTAGTGTCAAACCGCCAAAGCCAAACCCCATCAGCAGGGATCAGCCCTTTTTTGCTTTCAAAGAACGCAGAACGGTGAACAGAAGTTGCACCACTGAGTTGTCCTTGAGCTTACTCATGCCGATTAACTCAGAAGCTGCTGCGACTACGATCCAAAAAGCAGGATGCGCCAAAACGTCTTCAATGCCCATTTGAATACCGTTGATTCTTAGGTAAGTCTATCTCTGGAGCTTTCTAATACAATTATTCGATTGCTGTGATCGTTAAGCCGTTCGTAGATTTCGCGGCGATCAGCATTGGCTTGAACCTTTTCCGCCTTCATGTCTTGATGCAAATCCTCAAGTTTTGTCGCAATAGACTCAACACCTGCTGTCAGGCGAATGACCGCTTCACGACTTTCGCTAGTTCGTCTAGTAAACCCTGAGACAGACATCCCAGCAATGCCTAGGGACGCGCCCAAAATGGCTGCGTAAATCTCAATCACGGCTTACGCGCTTCTTCCCCATTATCTTAACGGGTCTGGCTTGCCAGCCAATATCATCACAGCACGTTTGTAAAACATGCAATCAGTTTTCCCGGCAGTTTCTAACGCTTCTTTTACTTTTCTCCAGTTCTCGTAAGTGCGGGAATCCATTAGCCCTTTCCTTGACCGCGATACTTCCTCCCATTCTTGCGTCCATGGGAAGATTTGCTGTTCAAGCCGTTACCTTGGCGTGTTTTCTTGGGCTTGCCTATAACAAACTGAGTACTGCTCGCCCCCTTGGGTTTAGCCATTGATTTTTACCGTGTCAGAAAAACCTTGCTGCACTTGTGCTATTCCGAAAGCTGTTGAGCTAGCTTCAAAATGTTTTCAGTCGTATTAGTGCCTTCGGCTTCAACATAAGCAAGAGTTTCTTCTAGCGTCATGTTTTGCACTGCGTCAAAGTCATCCTGAGGATTTTCATCCCCAAGCTGATGCTTAATAATAACAAGAAGATCAGTCGTCATGATGGTACTGAAATTGCGTCTACTGTGCGAAGTGGATAATACTTCGTCTCAGGAAGAGTTTGGCCTGAAACTGAAGCTTCCCAATAAATATAATCTGTGTTTACGTTGTTGTTGTAAGCCATATCCGGTCCTGTATCTGAAGAGACAGTTTCTCCACCGGGTTCAATGTTCCATGATCTAGTATCCAAAGTAGTATTAAGAAGACTCCAACTGGTTGCGGTTTGCGCAGAACTCAACGAAGAATGTTCGCCAGCTTCTTCCCACGCAGTAAAAAGACCGCTCAAATTTGTTACAGACCCGTTAGTGGTTATCTTTAAATCATCTATAGCAACGTCTCCTCTGAAGCTAACATTTGCTTCATGCTTTTGGATGCAATAAATGCGTACATTAGTACCCGCAAATAAAGGCATTAAGTCATAAGTAAACAAATCATACTCATCCGTGGTTGAGGTATGTTGTTGACCGATTTTCTGCAAAATCCTAGTAAAGCTGCCGCTTTGTTCTACATACACTTCAAAGGTTCCCATGTTTTCGCCAAACATGTGATATCTCATGCTCCAGGTGCAGGTATTGCTGCTGCCACCACCACCACCACCACCGCCACCGCTAGTAGCAGAGCTGGCAAGAATGCTTTGACGCAAACCCGTGTTGATACTTGACCTTAGGATCTTGACCATTAAGCTGCTCCAACAGCACTGCTAACCGTGGGGCTGCCTCCGCTGATACTTACCAGCCGCACTCGGACATGCTTGACAGGGCAACCGCTAAGGGCATAGCCATAAGTTCCGTCAGCCGTAAGGGTTGTATCCGCGTCTTCATCGTCTAGGTTGAAAAAGTTTGTATCATCAAGACTTCCCTCCATGCGGATCACAACATTCGTTGAAATTCCAGAGGTTGTGATCTGAAAAGCTAAGTTTATTCCTGCTGTTTGCGTTGAGGCCGTAACGCCTACAGACGTAAGGTCGCTAAATTGATGGACTTCATACCCGCTTTGCAAGCCAAACATGTCCCTTGTGCATTAGACCCAGTATTGCCATTTTAACGCAAGAAACGCGCTGGGACAGAGCCCTAGTCATTGATGCTCATCGTGTTGTAATGCTTTCTTGCCAACCCTGTGTACAGGCCGTGCATTGGATGATCCTTGTCATCACGGCCTTCGTACTTGTAAAGGGCTTCGATCCACGCGGATCTATTCTGCATGGCTATTTGATCTTCCGCTCCAGGCTTGCCGGGGATCAATGGATCAGGTCGTTTCATTAGGCCCATGGTGTTCCAGAAGCTTTGGTTGGTGCGCGTTGCTCATCAAGTTGCGCCTGCAACGCAGCCTGGATTTCAGTGACTTTTTCGTCACCGCCAAGTGCTCCCTTGACCCAGCCAATCACTTGCTCTTTGGTTAGGTCAGCAAAAGGCACGAGGTTTTCAGGACGCTCAAATCCGATACTACCGTAGGCGCTAGACGAATAGGTGTCGTCGTTGGCGGCAACGGTGTAATGGGCAGTAAAGACAAACCCGTCAGAGGTTTCGCGTTCCAGGTTGGCAATAGCCCAGGTGAAAGTAGTCGCCATGTTCAAAAACTCCTTAGTGGCAGTGTAAGAGGAAGACCCCGCTATAGCACGGGGCGGGTTGCCGATTAGCCAGCTTCAAGAGCTGCGACTTTGGCTGAGAGTTCAGCGACTGCACCAAGCAGTTTCATGACGAGAACGTCGTTCTTAATTCCTTTGTAGGAGTCGTCTAGTTGTTCATAGATTGCAGGTGTAACTTGCTCTTCAGTAACGAGTAATTGCTCAGTGGTTTCGGCTGTAACGACCTCGCCTTCTTCATCAAGCACAGCCGGGACTGTTCTTGTTTCATAAACAGCAGGTATAACAACTTCAGGGGTTAGTTCATTACCGTTTTTTGTACGAGCAATAGTCGCGACGGTTCCAGGGCTGATTGTCTCAGCTTCTTGTGCAACAAGGCCAAGGAAACGTGTATCTTTATCAGCGACTGGAGCGTCATCAGTCCAATCCCAATTACGGAGACTGTTGCCTAAAGCAATTACATCGGCAAGCTGTGAGCTTGCATCAGTAATGTTTTCTTTGAAGCGTTGATCAGAGCTAGTGACATAGCTTGCAGCTGTGACTGCACCAGCAAATTCTGCGGATCCGTTTCCAAGAATGTCTACACGTTCACTTGAATTACCTTGCGTATAAACCCTAAAAGCTGACTGAGTGCCTGTTGAAACAGAAAGCTGAATGCCTCCAGTATTTGCAATAGCTGCACCTACAGCTCCTCCGCTAGCTGGATTATCACCTGCTCGAAAAAAAGAATCCGTGACTATCGAACCCGCAAATTCTGCCGAACCATTACTAAGCATCTTAATCGTATTATTTTTAGTACCACCACCAATTTGCTGATTAATCAGCAATCCATTTGAACCTGCTGAATCTCTTGTTATGTCTATCCAACCTGATGAATTAATAACTGTATTACCACCCGCCGCAGTAATACTGCCGTCAGAACCGATTCGCATCGCCTCGGTTGACCCATTCGTTTCAAATACTAATTCTCCGTCCGTACGCAAAGTAAAAGCACTACTGGTACTAACGATGCGTCCAACATTGCTGCCATCATCTTCAAATTGAATCAGTCCTCCAGTTGAATTGTTAAGGACTAACTGAGCATATCCTGAAATATTGCCGATAGATGACGCACCAATACCAACATTGCCAGAGCTGTCGATTCGCATGCGTTCGGCGGCTCCTGCGTACATTTTTAGTACACCTGAAGATCCAACAGCATTAATACGAAATTCATTTGTTAGTGCTTGAAGCTCACCACAAACTGTTCCATTTGCTTCTAAATCTATGATTGAACCTGTAGTGTCATTAAGAGTTAGCGTGGAATAGTTTGCATAATTATTAGGCGACGGAGTACCAATCCCAACATTGCCCGAGCTGTCAATAAATAATCGCCCGTTGCCAGCAGTTGTAAAAGCTAAAGCATTCGACCCAGATTTATACATTCCCGTGTCAGGGTCGGCATCAAAACTAAACGAAGGCGCAGTCGCACTACCTCCTGTCGCATTCTTCAGTAAGTTGCGGATCTCGACTTTTTTGGTCAGATCATTGCCAATATCGACAATCGGCAAAACATCAGTGCTCACCGGATTTGTGTAAGCAGTCAGATCATTAATCTTGATGTCAGCCATGATGCACTCCTAGTAGCTTGATTTTAATGCCAGATCAGGTCTTGATACAGGCCAGCAAGGACACGTTGCGGGGACGGGTTTCATCCCCACCAAAGGGGTCTGTGTCTGTGTCTTGTTGACCGTCGTTAATTGCAGTTGGTCCACCAGTGACACTGTTGCCAGCAGCGCCGTTTGAAAGATAATTGTGGAAGTGAGATTTAAGGCTGTCAGCTTGGTTGCTGCCTAACGTTCGGCCACTGTCAACCGTGTGTCCATCGCTCCAACCGCGAATAAATTCACCACGAAGGTCAGGGAGATTAAACGTTGTGGACCCATTACCCACACCAAACGTAGTTCCAATCGCGGCAAACAATGTTGCATATGTTGATCGACTAACTGCTGAACCATCAGCCTTTAAATAACCGGTTGGAGCAGTAGATCTTGCCGTGTAAATAACCGTTCCAGCAGGTGTCTGGTCAGTGGCAGCAGGGATCGCAGCAATTTGGGCGTCAACATAGCCCTTGTTGCTGGCCATATTGGTTGTTGTGGGATTGCCTGTCAGTGTCAGATTCCCCGTCAACGTCCCACCGCTTAACGCCAAATACGTTGTTGCAGCATTCGTAATCTGCAAATACTTAGCCGCCGCCGCAGTATCGGTAATGCCTAAGGGATCAACGCGAACAAAATTGGCGCCGTCATAGACCTTCAACTCATCCGGCGTTTGAGATGTGTCAAGCCATAGCTGGCCCAATGCTGGACTTGAAGGCGCAGTGCCACTGGGGCTTGTAGCAACTGACGATCCAGGCAGAAAACTAACAGTCGTAAACGTTGCGCCGTTATAAACCTTCAGAATTGGCGGGTTCGTATTGGTATCGACCCAAAGCTGACCGTTGTAAGGAGTCGTTGGAGCAGCCGTCCCAACCGTTAGCCCCAATTGAGTTAAAACGATTGCCAAGTTATTAGCAGTAATCTTGCGAGTTTCGCTCGCGCTAATACTCGTAAACGGAACAATGTCGGTACTGGCCAGCGTTGTTGCTGCTGGTAACTGAGAGATGCGTGAGTCAGCCATTAGTAACCAATTACGGTGATGTCAACAAGGCCAGTGACCCCGGTCCCGCTGGAGTTCAGACACTTAATAGTAACCGAACTCGTGGTCTTAGCTGTAACAACAGCCGTAACAGCAGTGCTCCCCCCCGTTTGAAGGGCTGTAATTGAAACGCTTGAAACTGCTCGGAATGCTTTTGTTAATGCAACCGCCGTTCCAGCGGCACTAATTGATGCGTCATTTATCTTTTCAATCACATCAGGATAATCAAGCTCAGCCGTTAACCCACTGATGACACCAGCAGTTGTTCCACCGTCAGGACTTTTAAAGCGAGTCTCCACACGATAAACATCACCTAAAAGTTTCTCAAACGGTGCATAAGGATGAACAATGCCACCTTCTGCAAGTTCAAGCTGATCATAAGAACGCTGTTCGCCTAAAAGCTTGCCGCCCTCTTCTTTGAGAATCTTAAAATCGTCTTCTTGCACAAGCTCTGTCGCTGCACCTGTCAGCGCGACTAACGAATGAGCATAAGTAGCTGACCCGGTAGTGTTAAATAGCAATGCGCTTTCAAGGTTATTATTGTCGAAAAGCCAAGTAAAATAACTGTCAAGCGTTGGGTCTGTCTGAACCAAAGCAGTGTCAGTGCTCATCAAGTTATCACCTCCTTGAGTCACAATAGAATTACTGTCTTGAGTCAATAATTGAACCAAGTCGACAGAGCAATTGTTATACGTTCCGGGCCAATCATTAGTTGGTGCGTTCTTTGCATCAATTGACTGCACTGCATTGCTGATTGATGGGGCGCCAATGTTGACAAGAATGTAGGCAGGCAAGTCTGCACGCCATTGCGTTGCATCAACTGACTTCACCATCACCACGTATTTACCAGTATCAAACAAGCTGGTCTCAAACCATTGCTGTTGTGCAGGCAAGCCGCCAGACGCCAATTCAAGGCCAGCGCCCCAACTAGCAGTAACGTCTAATCGAGTCTTTAAATCTGCTGGACCCGAAACGTTATACGTTCCAGTTGCAGTGCCGGTGAAGTTAATGGCAGCGCCGCCACTTGTGGCACTAATTTTAAATGCTGTACTTGTAAATCCATCGCTTGCAACGTAATAAGTCGTGCCAGCTGTGACCCCAGTAGGCAACGATCCAGAAGAAGCGGCAAATACAATTTCATCACCAACGTTAAGCAAGTGCTGATTGACTCGGGTGCCGATGACTGTTGAAGTTTTAACAGTAACAAGATCAGTCGAAACTTCAAAGTCGATAATGTTTAAGGCTAGCTCTCCTTTTTTGTATTTAACCTCGTAGCTCACAATATCAGCAACAAGCCCTTGGTCCCAACTGCCATACTCTGTCGTGGGTAGTTGCCAGCTGAAACGCTTGCCGCTGCTGTTTTGATTTTCAACAACACTAAAGTTGCTTGGGGTGGGAGGCGCTATTTCACCACGTTCCACAAAATCATAGATGTAATCAGTCGGTTCTTCACCAAAAATTGAGCTTGTAAAGTTAACGCGAACGTCGTAGGTGTCTGGAGCGTGGAATGCAACGGTGTAATAGCCTGTAAGCGGAATATCGGCCAAGAAGTACCAACCATCATCGCCAGGTGGCTTGACGCCAGGAATTTCGCCTGAAGAAAGGTTGCGAGGTTTAACCCAACACCTGAAACCGTTAATTCGAGGCAGAATTGGACACGTTCCAGAATTAACAATGATTAGCTGGGTGCCATCCGGTTGATTAGCGTGCGTAAGAGTTGCCCCAAAAGTCGGATCACTTAAGTCAGGAATAGGGGCAAAAGCGAGAACATCATAAACAACCCAATCAGACTGACTGCCTAAACGGTTAACAGCAGAAACTCGAAATTCGTATTGATTTCCAAAGGTATGAATTGGAAGAAAAACTTCAACGGTCGTAGCCTGCACTTGGGCAACATCTGACCATTCCGTATCGCCAACTTTTCGCCATTGGTACCTATACCCTCGTATTAAAAGGTCAATTGCATTGTTTACTTGCGGGGCACGCCATGAAGCTTGAATTGATGTTTGACCATTTGAATATTCAAGAAAGCCGCTGGCGTCTGTCGGTTCACCAACGGGTCGAAGGGTAA